GATATCTTGAACCAACAAATAATTTTAAACAATACTGGCTTGACTTTGATAAAGAATTTTAATATACTTATAAAGCAAGCACCAGTAGCCAAGTTGGTTAAGGCACCGAACTCATAATTCGGCTATCGTAGGTTCAAGTCCTACCTGGTGTACTACACATCTGTAACTCAGTTGGTTAGAGTACCTGCCTTATATGCAGAGAGCCGAAGGTTCAAGTCCTTCCAGATGTACTAAACGCCTATAACTCAGCGGAAGAGTATCTGGTTTCTACCCAGACTGTCGGGGGTTCAAATCCCTCTAGGCGTGCTATAATTGTTTTAGATTTAAAACAAAGGGGTAATCTTGGCTAACATAGTTTTTCTTGGTAATTTTGAAGTATCTTATAGTAGTGAAAATCATCATGCTAGTAGTCTAGAGTCTTTAGGCCATACCGTCACAAAATTGCAGGAGCGTAAGGCTAAGACACAAACCATCCTAGAAAAAGCCTTAGAATCTGATCTGTTTATCTGGGTACATACACATGGCTGGGAAACTGTTGGAAATATCACAATGGATGAAGTTCTTAAACAATTAAATGCTGCTGGTGTGCCTACAATGACATACCATCTGGACCTTTGGTTTGGTTTAGATCGTCAGAAAGATCTAAAGCATGATAGTTTCTATAGAACTATTGGACATTTCTTTACTGTAGATAAACTTATGGCTGATTGGTTTGATCATAATACCGAAGTAAAAGGCCACTTCATGCCTGCAGGGGTATACGATAAAGAATGCTATATCCACCCAGACTATGACACACAAAACTTTGAGTATGATGTTATTTTTGTTGGTAGCAAAAGATATCACCATGAACATAAATATCGTCCAGAACTAATTGACTTCTTAAGAAAAACATATGGCAAGAGATTTCTTCATGTTGGTGGAGATGGTGATACTGGAACTATTCGTGGTGATGCACTAAACCGTATCTATGCCAAGAGTAAGATTGCAGTTGGAGATAGTCTTAACATAGGATTTGATTATCCTTACTACACTAGTGATAGATTGTTTGAGTCTACTGGTCGTGGTGGGTTTACCATCTACCCAGAAATTAAAGGACTAGATGAATACTTTATGCCTGATGAAGTTGTATTCTACAAGCATGGAGACTTTAACAACTTAAAAGATAAGATAGATCAGTATCTTGAAAACTCTTTGGTACGAGAAAGAATTAGAGTAAATGGACATAACCGTACAAAGAAGGAACATACATATGTTCATAGGTGGACTGCAATACTAGAAGAACTTGGCATTAAATGAATTGTTTGGTAACTGGTGGCGCAGGGTTTATTGGATCTAATCTTGTTGATAAACTTATAGACCTTGGTCATAATGTTATCTGTATAGATAATGAGTCAGCAGAGTGTCATGAGCAATTTTACTGGAACCCAAAAGCAAATAATTATAAATATGATATCTGTGATTATAACAAGATAGAGCATTTGTTTAATGGAATTGACTATGTATTCCATATTGCATCTGATGCAAGAATTCAACCAGCAATCTTAAACCCTAGAAAATCTATTGAGTCTAATGCAGTTGGGACTGCTAATGTATTAGAACTGTCTCGCTTGGCAAAAGTAAAGAAGTTTATTTATTCAAGTACATCATCTGCATATGGTAAGAAAGCAATTCTTCCAAACATAGAAACACAAGCATCTGACCCACTAACTCCATACTCCACTGCAAAAGTATTTGGTGAAAACCTTGCAAGAGTCTATTACAATCTTTATGGACTAGAGACTGTCTCCCTTAGATACTTTAATGTTTATGGAGATAGACAGCCACTAAAGGGTCAGTATGCACCAGTAATAGGACTATTTTTAAAACAATATCATGAAGGAAAACCTTTGACAGTTGTTGGAGATGGATCTCAGCGCAGAGACTTCACCCATATATCTGATGTGGTAGAAGCAAACATACTTGCATCTGAAGTAAGTCATGGCTTTGGGGAAGTATATAACATTGGGTATGGAAGTAACTATTCTATAATTGATATTGCTAATATGATTTCAAATGATGTTAAGTTTATCCCGTCAAGAATTGGTGAGGTGCAAGAAACTCTTGCGTCTAATGAAAAGTTTAAAGGTTTAACTGGATGGACACCAAAAGTATCATTAATAGACTGGTTGCAGAAATGACAGAGATGAAAAAAGTAATAGTTAATGGTGAGTTTGAGATTACTTTGCCAGATCATCGTGCTGCTCGCCCTGAATGGTACGAACCTAAAGGTTGGGAAAAACCAAGACTAAGACACATGTCTGAAAATATTTCTTCTGGAGATGTTATGTACTATGTTGGTGCAGAAGAAGGCGAGTTTGCTGCACTATGTCAAATGTGGGGTGCGGAAGTAGTTGTATTTGAACCAAACCCTAAAGTCTGGTCACACTTTCCATCTCTTTGGAGTGCAAATAATTTAGATATTCCAATGGCCTGTATTCCTGGGTTTGCATCTGATAAGATAAACAATCTTTCAAGAATATATTATAATGAATGGCCACCAGAAGTTAACAACGTAATTGAAACAGCCCACGGATTTAAAGAACTATACCTTGAAGGAGAATCCTATGGTCAGATTACTATAGACTCTTGTGTATATGATCATGGTATTAAGCCACCTACCGCCATCTCATTGGACGTAGAGGGCAGTGAGTGGAGGGTCCTAGGAGGGGCTGAGAAGGTGCTTAGAGAGCACAAACCAAAGATTTGGTTATCTGGACACCCTGAGTTTATGTTACAGCAATGGAATGAATCTTTATATAATCTTAGACAATGGATTAAAGGATTAGGTTATACTGAAATAATTTTAGACTATCAGCATGAGGTTCACTTATACTATGAATCAATATAACGCATACTTATATTCTCATGATGGAAAAGATTATGCAAGCGACAAGTGGGACTATGGATTAATAAAAGAAATATTTGATAAGTACGAAATCAATCAAATAAAAGTTACAAAGATTCCAGAAAATGAGAAAGCATTTGTTGTAATTCCTGGACCTCAAACTGCTGGAAATGAAGATAGACTGTCTAAGGAACTAAATAAACTTTCTAGAGTTGTTTTATTTATTAATGGAGATGAGAATGCTAAGTTTGATGTAGATAAAATTAGTCATCCAAATATTGAGATATGGATTCAATACCCTCATAAAAAACATGCAGCATATAATAAAATGCCAATTGGTGTTCCACAGCACTTAAGTGATAATTCTCCAGAATACAAAGAAAAAGAATACGATGTTTACTTTGGTGGACAGATTACTCACCAAAGAAGGATAGAGTTATCTCATGTTATGCCAACCCTAAAGAATTCTTTATATGGACCAACTGCAGGCTTTTCACAAGGAGATAAGCCAAAAGACTACTATGCCAAACTTGCAAGTGCAAAAATTGCACCATGTCCATCTGGTGCAGCAGTAATAGATACATTTAGATTTTTTGAGTCAATAGAGTTATTAACGTTGCCAGTAGCAGATACAATAAATCCAAAAGGAATACAGACAGATTTTTATAAAAACATGTTTGGAGTTAATGTTCCATTTAACTATGTATCAAATTGGAATGAACTTAATAAATTAGTTCCAAAACTATTAGATCAGTATCCAAATAATATGCACCAAGTAGTATGTTGGTGGATCAAACAAAAAAGAGATCTAGGAATTAAGATTATGAGGCAGATAAATGCATAAAAGAGATGTAACTATTATTCTTGCAACATCAATAATTCCAGGGCACCCAAGTACAGACATGATAGATGAAACTATTAAATCTATTAGGCATCACCTTCCTAATAATGAAATTATAATGCAAATTGATGGATTAAGATCAGAACAGTTGCATCGCAAACAAGATTATGATGAATACAAAAATAGAATTTTATGGAAGTGTCTTCACCAATATAAAAATGTTTTGCCAATTATATTTAATAAGCATAGCCATCAAAGCACAATGCTAAAGCAGACTATCAATCTTATAAATACACCTTGCCTTCTTTATGTTGAAGGAGATGCTCCACTTACACCCGATGTTGAGATTGATTGGGACAAATGTTTAGATATGATTGAGTATGGAAAAGCAAATACAATTAGATTTCATTTTGAGTCATCAATACCTGAACCTCATAATCATTTGATGTTTGGATTAGAGGATGGATTTATGAAAACATCTCAGTGGAGCCAAAGACCACACCTATCTACTGTTGAATACTATAGAAAAGTTATTCTTCCAGAAGTAGAAGATTTTGCTTTTATTGAAGATACTACACACGGAAGAGTTCAAGATGATATTTCTCCATACGGTGTATTCTCTGAGGATGGATGGAATAAGCATAAGTTATGGATATACCATCCAGAAGGAAGTATAAAAAGATCATATCACTTAGATGGTCGTCAAGGAACAAGAAAGTACACTAGTGATGATCTTATTTGGGGGTATTCTGAATGAGAATTGGAATAATTGCAAGATGTGATGACACTGGTCTTGGTAATCAAACCAGGGAATTGGTTAATATGTTAAACCCTGATAAGGTTATGCTTATTAACTCAAGGTTCTTTAATCAAAATAAACAACATTTTGATTGGTACGATGGATATAACTATACTGCTACACTAAAAGGCTTTCCAACAACTGCTGAGATAGCAAACTTTATTACAGATATTGACGTAGTTATTAGTTGTGAAACATTTTATAGTCCAAGATTTATTGATATAGCAAGATCTCGTGGAGTTAAAACAATACTTCAATATAATTATGAGTTCTTTGGAAACCTTGTACATACAGAATGGTCACTTCCAGATGTACTTATTGCTCCTAGCCTATGGAATATGGATAAGATAGTTAAACTTTTTGGTGATAGTTGTAAGGTTGTTTATCTGCCGCCACCAACAAACCACGAAAACTTTAATAATGCAAAAGAAAATAATATGTCAAAGAACCATAATCGTATATTACATATTGGTGGCAAGGCTGCAGTTAAAGATAGAAACGGTACTAATTCTGTAATAGAAATGCTTAAGTATTCTACAGGAGATTACGAAGTTGTAATTAAAACTCAAACTGATTTAGGTATTAGAAATACTAATGAAAGACTAACTATCCAGACTAATACAACAAAAGAACCAGAAGATTTATACTCTGGCTATGATGCAATGGTATTACCTAGAAGGTATGCTGGATTATGTTTACCTATGAATGAGGCTCTTCTTAGTGGGCTACCTGTTTTTATGCCCCGCATTTCTCCAAACAATGCCATCCTTCCTGATAAATGGACGGTAGAGGCAAGCAAGATTGATGAGTTTAAGGCTAAGGCTATTATTGATGTCTATGATATTGATCCAAAAGCACTTGCAAAAACAGTTGATGAATACATGGAAAAGAAAAATAATTTAATTAAACAAGAAGCATTTGATCTTGGATTTGTTAATTTTTCAACAGAGTCATTAAGAGATAAGTACATAAACTTAGTTAACTCGTAAAACAAAAAAGCCAGCCTATCTCTAGACTGGCAATTCTGTAAGTAAATATTACTTCTTTGGTGCTGCCTTCTTAGCAACAGCCTTCTTAGCAACCTTCTTTGCAGGTGCCTTAGCAGCCTTCAGAGCGGTCTCTACAGCCTTAGCATCTGGCAATAGACCAAAAGCCTTGTCGTTAGGATTGATTGCTCTAATTGCCACGGGTGCAATTGCTGCTACAAGTGCAGTCCATAGATCCTTTGGATCTGTTACGCCTGCCATGTATAGTGCAAGGCCTGATGCAAGGACTGATCGTCCGTATGATGCAAGTAGTGCCTTTAGTTGTTCTGTGTTCATTTTTCCTCCTAGGATAGAACCTTAATTAGTATAGCATATCCAGCCCATAGCCCTACAATTCCTGCGACTCCCGCAAAAACTGGTGGTGCTGGAACTGGCAATTTGAATGCAGCAAAGACTACTCCACATCCAAAACCCGTTAGTGTTGACAATAATACTTGTTTCATTTTATAGATATTCTTTCTTTTTCCATATATTTTTTTTATAATATCCTGAAATTACAGCATTCATTTTTCTTTGTAGGTTAACAGATTCTTTTAAAAGTTCTTTGTTTTCTTCCACTTTCCAATTTTCTCTTTTAAATGGTATAACTTGCATTATAGGGGTTCCTTCTGGAATTATTCCTTCAAATCCTTCTTTAATAAAGAATGGGTAGTTACCTGGACCAAGTGTTGCAACTTCGTTATCTGAAATTGCAGTTAATCCAATAAATGGTAAGTCATGTCTATTCATTGGATGTGTTACCAAACAACTATATCCTTTTGGAACTTTAATAGTATAAGGAAACTTCCAAACAAATTGTCTTGAATTAAATCCAGCAGGTATTGGTAAATTTTGGTTTCCATCATTGCTGCGGAAGTCAATTGGATCTGGCCCAGAAGCCCAGGTAAAAATAGGTTGACCATTCTCTTGTCTAACACGAACGTCTGTCCATAACTGAATTGTATATCCAGTGGTTAATGCATCTAAAAAAGGCATGCAGGCTTTAAAGGATTTGCTAACCTGATAAGATTTTTGCAACGGCTGTTTGTTGTTCCACATATCTTGATCTTTATACCATTGAGGAATTTTTGATTTTATTCCAACAATATTTGGAAGCCAATCTTCAAATTTTCCAAACTCTATTTTTTTTCTCATTTTTCATCTTCTGTTGGCAATAGTGTTCTTAATTCTTTGTATGCTTTTGAAATATTTTTCATAAGCGGATAGTCTGGTCTTGACATAGACAATGCCTCTCCATACTCATCAAAATATGATATGTCTGCATCAACATCATTGACAAACTTAGTTAAACCTTTTTGAACATTTTCAATATATTCAAATGCCCATAGTCTAGAATCAGAAAGAAACTTAATAAAGTTTTCTTTGTGTATTGAATCCTCTGAATCTTCTTTTATTTTTGTAGATTTACTTAGATCAACATATTCTTGAAGTAGAGTATTTTCAATAAAAAGTTTTGATAAATCTTTTTTAAGATTAATAGACTGTTTTAGGACTAACAGGTATGATATTGCAAAACAAAATGACAATGTTGCAAAAACAACAATAAAAATATCTTTCATATCACCACTCCACATGTTTTAATTATATCCTAAGACTAAGGCTTTGTCAAACTATAAAAATCTTTAAAGTTAGTATTAGTAAAGATCTCATACTCGGCAAGGGTTCTAATGTTTCCAGCACCAAAAACTCCTTCTTCTTCTCCACAGAGAACTCTTTTTTGTTTACTATACGAGATCTCTTCTATTTCTTTCCAAGAAATGCCACGTAGATTTCTATCTTTCCATATCTTGCTATATCCTCCACGAGAATAAAAATGGTATACAATATTTTTTGAAGGAGAGTATATGTCCCATCCTCTTGTCCATGATCTCATAGCAAAACAAATCTCTTCACCAAAGAAACTAATCTCTGGATCATAAGGTACTTCGTTAACTATTGAACCATCTGAAAACATAAAGCCACCAAGAACTGTTTCAGAAAGTTCTGGGTTTTCTTTTAATTTACTATCAAACTCAAATCTTTCTGCTGTCCACTGTTTCCTTTTATTTAATAATATTTTTTGTCTAGTTGGATAGTCTTTTATCTTTGGGTTATTTTTTACTAAAAACATACCTCCATTTCTTTCAGGTTCAAACGGGGCAGGAAAGTATGACAACAATACACGACTATGACCAGATATATTTTTAGCCCTGTTTAACTGATCAATACAAATTAAGTCCCAGCCAGGAGCAAACCTTGTATGTGAATCAATTTGAAGAAAATACTCTTGTCCAGAGTACAGTTCCATTGCTTTTGCTCTTGCAAATCCTGCACCTTTTGCTTCTTTTGGATGCATCTTAACTAAAGACATGTTTTTAATTGTTTGAATATCAAATAGTTCTGAATCAACACCTTGATGAACAACTCCAAAATATAGATTATCTGGACTGTTAGCATTCTCAATTGCACTTTTAATCGTCCACTGAAGTTCTGGATCACGATAAGAAGCAATAGATATAAAAATTTTTATTTTATTGCCTCCCTAGTAACTAAAACTATTGCGCCTTCCATTTCCAAGGCTTTTTTTAAATTTAAAACGTATTGTAAAGCCTGTATCTTATCGTCATGAACCATTTTTGCAAAAGTAAACTCATTCAACTTAATAGTTAAGAAATGTTCATTATCAATTAACTCTATAGTAAATCCTTTTGGAGGAATTACAGAGTGAAAGGCTTTACGCATATTATCTGTATACACTTACTTCTCCATTGTCAGTGCTTGCCAGGTATTGGCCCAGTCTTGTTTAGTTTTATGTTTATTAAACTCTCTAGATATATTTCCAAGTTCAAGAAATACTCCACCCCAGACACCATACTCTTTACCAGAAACACCATTAGCAAAGCAAACCTTTGACACTGGACATCTTTGGCACATTGAATCTACAATTGGGCGTACGTCTACATTATCTTCATATTTATCAAAAAATATGTTAGTATCAAGACCAAGACACGCTGCCTGATCTTTCCATAAATGTTGCTTCATTTATTGACCGTATCTGTTTGGAATGTCCCAACCATTACGATCAAGATTAAAAGTTTTTTGTAGGTACCATACATTTTTTACACGAACTCCGCTTGGGGATGTTCTTGCAAGGTCTGATCTTTTACGCTCCACAACATTCCAACCGACCCACTCAAGTTCTTTATTTTTTGAAACAATTTTTTCCATTTGTGCTAACGAATTAATTATCATTGTATTCTTTCTTTTAGTAACGGAATATTCCTACTTCTACATTTTTTGATTCTGCAAAAGTAGTAAGTTTTGATACTGGCTCTTTTGGTTTGCTAAGAAATGCAAAATAGTTTATGTGCTCCATATTGTCATGTACCCAACTTTCTGGAACTTTATAAAACTTTATCTTACGACCCCTTGCCTTCATTCCTCTTTCTGAAAGGTTTGAAAATTCTGAAACAAAAGAATTGACCTTTGTTGGACCAACAGAATAGATTATAAAATCTTTTTCTTCTTCTTTCATTCCAGATAAAGCAACACTTATAGCACGAAGGAATAGATTGTAGTCATTAAACTCATTAGTTCCCTGTACTGCCACTATCATTTAGTTTCCCATTCTTTAAGTTATCCAGGATGAATAACATCTTATCTATTTCTTTTTTTGACATCTTAGTTGTATCTAAAGGTTTTCCAGTTTCTGGCCTAACCTTTCCTTCAACTGTATCACCAACATAAAACATGTTGTTTGATACCCAATATGCTTTTTGATCTATTATAACAACCTTAGTTGTTTGCCTGTCTTTCCAAATTTTAGATTGAGAAGTGACAACTTTATCATCAAAAATGTCTTTAAAGAAAAAATCTTTTAATATATTATGCATATCGCTTTGACGATATAATACTTTATTAAAAGACTGTTTTTCTTTTTTTCTTATTACCTTAAGTATAGCGTAAAAAACTAACAATGTCAAAACTAAAACTATAAAATTTTTCACACTATTCCCAACTCTCTACCTTATTATTTTTTTACTGTACTTTTATCTTTAGTAAGTTCTTTATTTTTTTTCTTTAGTGCTTCAATTGTTTTATCTTTTTCTTCTTTTATAGTATAAACAGACTGCAAACTTGACTCTTTTATTTCCAAAATCGATTGATCAAAAAACTCTTTGTTTGCCAATAATTCTTTATTTAGTTTTTCAACTTCTTTTCCATTATTAATTTGAAGGATTAAATATTGAAACTCTAATTCTGATGTTTTATCTTTATAAAATTTTAATATTTTAAATAAATCTTCTTTGCTAAACTCTTCTATCATACTTATAACCCCCTTTATTTGTTATTTTTTAATTTTATACTAAACGGACTTCCGTCCCAAACCTTTTCTGTCTTACTTTTTTCACGCTCAACGATAGCACGACTCCATGCAAATCCTGCATCTCCGCCCCAAGCATCCCACATAATTCTTCCATTAGATGGAAACTCTGGACCATCAAAGAAACCTTTACCTTTTTTATCTACTTCATGACGAGAAAAGAAAGAATACATTCTCTTAACAGTATCAAGAGACATAGATGCTCCACTAACAATGTCAGTTGCTCTACCCCAACCTACAGGAGTTCCAGCACCAGTTGCTTTGCCATCTTCTTTCCACTTTAAAGCACGACGTGCTGCAGCCTTCATACCAGCATTAGGTGAGTATGTATCTGCCATTACTTGTCCTTCTTTGGATGCTTCACTTCATATGGACCAAGAATAGATTTAACTGTACCGTTTTTATTCATACGAACAATCTTTCCGTCCTTAATTTGTGTTGCATTAAATGATTGTGCTTTTTTCTTTGGCATTATTTTAAAAATCCATTCCAAAAATTATCTGATCCTAATTCTTTTTCAGACTTATATGTTCCACCACGGCGCTTATACTCTTGTACTACCCAAGAATTTGCAACTGCAGATGGATACACATCAAATTTATCTTTTGCTGCCTGAACAACTCTTGCATAAAGTCGTGGGTTAGAAGGTGTTGACCCACCACGGCGTGGCTGAATCATTTCACCATAGTTAGGCTTTTTTGCTTTTTCCATTTCATCTTCCATTTCTTGTGATTTACCAATTGATGAGTCGTACATTGCCATAGCAACCTCTGAATCCATATTGTGATTGTTCATGTCTGCAACAGTTGCATCCTTGTACATCATCCCAATACTATAGGCTGTTGGTTCCCACTTGCCATCTTCTTCTTTATAAATTCTAACAGACATTGCTGGGTTTTCTGGTGGCATTGACTCAAGGGCATACTCTGATCCAGGGGTACCTAGTGTTCCACCCTCAACCATAATGTGCTCTACAACGCCATGCATAACACCCTCAGATGTCATGCCCATAACAAAGTCGCCTTCTTTTATCATATAACGATTATATCAGACTTTATCTTTTTAGAAGTCTTTTGACTTCATCTAGTGCCCAGATTTCTGGCTTTGTAAGTTTAGAAATCTCAGCCTTATCAAGACCTTTTTCAGATATCGTAACTATTGGCTCTGCCAATAAAAAATCAATATTGACGTACCCCTTTTCCCATAAGTTTAAAAGATCCCTATTTACTTGAGTTAGGTGGTCTTCATACATATCTGGCATAACCTCTTGCATTTTTGGAGTAATTGTATATAGAAGTTCGTTAGTTTCTGAATCTACTCCAGCAACCTCTAATGCACCTTCAAGTATTAAATTTTTGATTAGTTCGTCTTCATTGTTGTTCATATCTGATTAACTCCTCTAACTGCTGCCTTGTTTGTGCCCCAGTTACACGATGAATTTCTTTATTGTCTTTCATTACTACAAATGTAGGAACAGATTTAATCTCAAAATCTTTAGTCATTTCAATCTCTGAATCAACATCAACTATAAAAAATTTAGCCATGATTTGTTCAAGGTTTAATTCTTCAACAATTGGCTTTGTTTTTTTACAAGGGTTACACCAATCAGCAGTAAAATAAAGAATCATTTTCATTTATCTTACTCTAATTCTCCAGGTCATAACCTTTGGACCTTGATCTATCATTTCAAACATGTTATGCTCAAACTCATCTCTAAGTTGCATGTATAGTTCTGGATGAACCTCTTGTAACTTATCAGTAATTGAGTATGTCATCTCACCAGACTGATCAATCCCAGATATCTCAATTGCGCCTTGAATAATTAAATGCTCTAACAAGGCTTGACTTTTTATATCCATTACTTACCTGATTTTAGTCTAGCCTTTTTAAGTGCTGCAAAATCTTTTACCTTGGTATCTCCAAGATATCCCCAAGCATAACCATCATTGATCATCATGTCATTAAGAGATACAGTATTACCATCTACATATACCCAGCCTAAAATACGACCATACTTTTCAGATGAGTCCATCTTCTCAGTTTTAATAATAACAGACTTAGCATCCTTTAAAGACTTCTTTAGGTACTCCTTGGCTTCAAGACCAAGGGCTTTCTCAGCAAGATCTTTTGTGCGAGACTCAGGGGTATCAATACCAGCCAGTCTAACACGAGATGCAAAGAGGATGTCAAATCCTAAATCAATAAGAACGTCAATGGTATCCCCATCTACAACATTCTCTACTTTTCTTACATAGTATTCATACATTATTTTCTCCAATTACTCAATAAAGTCAATATTTAAAACAACTCTAAAACTTGTTTTCTTTGGTGCAGTTGGCGCATGGAACTGAAATCCATCAAAAACGACACCTTTTCCCATTTCTGGAGATACTTTTATCATTTCTGTCAGTTCTAATTTTTTTGTATTGTCAAAAAATTCATTAAAGAATATTGTATCTCCATCAGAATCATTTATATAATATAAAAATACCTTATGGCTTGTATTTTGATCTACATGCGGTGTTTGATATACATCCTCCTGAAAAGATGGAACAAGATTTAATTTTGCACGAAGAACCTTACTGCAAGAAATATTATTTTTTTCTATAAAGGGAAGAAAAACTGCACTATAAAATACATCATAAAGTTTAGACACTATCTTGTCTTCAACTCTTAATAAATGATTAAATTGTACAACCTCTTTAGTTTTATCTGTAGTAACAAATTCTGGACCACTTGTATCTGGTGGAACACTTCTGTAATTAACAAACCAAGAAGTTTCTCTGTGAGTTACTAAATTAAATAATAAATCTTGTGTATCTTTATTTATAAAATCATTGTCAATTATCATTAAGTTTTTCTCGTTCATCTATAATGGTAAGAGCAAAAGACATCATTTTTTTATATCCCTCTGCATTATTCATAATCTTATTGTAGTGATGTCCACAAAACATTAAGTCTCCAGATAATCCAGTTACTTTTACTAGTGCCTCTGCTGCACAAGCATCGCATCTGTCTGTTGCATTTAGAATCCATTCTTCTTGAACAACTTCTTTTGTCATTGTCATGTTCATAGTATACCGCTACTTTCTGTTATCAGTGGAATAAAATCCACTACCGTTGAATACTGCTGTTACATTAGAGTATACACGTTCCAGTGGTAGAGTGCAAGTTTCACACTCATACCCTGGATCGGCATCTTTAATAGATCTTTGCTTGATTACAATTTCAGAACATTGTCCTGTACATTTGTATTCATATACTGGCATTACTTCAAAATAGCCTTATATGTTTTTAAATCTACAATTCCAGTTGCTGGAAGTTTAGACTTAGATTGAAAATCTTTAACTGCTTTAGATGTTCCTGGACCAAAAACTCCATCAGCCTTTAAACCAAGTGCTTCTTGAATCTTTTTAACAGGTGAACCCTTTGCGCCTTCTTTAAACTGCTTAAACTCTTTCTTAACTGCAGGTGCAGAAGGTGTTGAAGATACTGGAGCAGATGCTTTAATTGGAGCATCAGATGATCCAACCTTAGAAAGAAGTGGAAGGTTTTCTTCGCCAGTATAAACTGGACGACCCCAACCAACAACGGCATTAACTAACTTAGCCTTATTGTTCTTTACATATGCACGAGTCTTCTCTACGCACATTCCACCATTACGCTGATCTCCCTTTGCAGTTCCTGAAGTATTTCCTTCAATAACTTGAATAGTTCCATCGCCATTATTTTTAATACAAATACCAACATGTGAAATACGGTTTACACCATCGTCTGGGAAATCAAAATAAATCCAGTCTCCTGGAGTTGGATCATCATTACGAGCATCTGACCAACGATCATTTTTCTTAAACCAGTCTGCTGCTGCAACAGTTGATGCAGACTTTGGATACTTCTTTGCATCTAGCCCAGAAGTAAAAGCACACCAAGAAACAAATGATTGGCACCATGGCTGGAAGTTAACACCAGTCCACTTACCATACTTTGTTTCATTATCTTTTGGACCTTCAATGGTTCCAATTTCTTTCTTTGCAACCTCAATGATTGCTTCTAGACTACCCTTTGCTGCCATGTTTCCTCCTTTTAGGTACTACACTCTAGTATATCATTATGAGGCTTTTGATGTCAATCTATTGTGTGTCCTTATTCTATGACAATTAGCACAAACAACTTCACACTTCTCAATTTCTTTTTTAATTGCTTTCCAAGAAAACCCATCATGAATCATTCTAGATATATTATATTTTTTATTTTTTATATGATCAAAATCTAATATTATATGATTATTAATCCCACAATCAACACATCCAGAAGCCTCTTTAATTTCGGCAAGCCTTTTCTTTAAAGCCTGCTTATTATAATGGTCTAACTCTTTGTCAGTCATTGATTCTATTATACCGTGCAATATTAAGCCCCACACAGGCAATTCACCTGACTTGCGCCACGGTCTCTATCCAATGGGTAACTATGCCATCGCTAAGGTCCTGTGTGGGGACTCTTATATTGTACTACTTGATTTTAATTGTCTTAGGCTTTTTATCTTCAGGAACAATTCGTACTACATGAACATGTAGCATGCCATCCTTTAGTTCTGCAGAAGTTACTTCCATGTATTCACCAAGAGCAAAAGATCTTACGAACTTTCTTCCTGCAATACCTTTGTGTACTACCTCTGCATCTGTTACTTCAACAATCTCACCCTTGATAATTAATGTTCCATTGTCTACTGATACATCAATATCTTCCTTTGAAAAACCAGCAATAGCCAGAGAGATCTGATATGTATCTTCATCTAATTTAAGAAGATCATACGGAGGATAGGATTGTGAGTTTGTTTTATGTGCTGTATTTAAACGGCTTAGTTCTCTATTAAAGCCAATAAAAAAAGGATCATTGAATAGATCCATAGCGTACTTTGTTACCATGTTATTCCCCTTTCAAGCGAATAAGTTAATGTACCCCCAATCGGCAGGTACTTATATATTATATCAAACTTTTGTAGCCCTACAGAGAATTGAACTCTGCTCACCAAGATGAAAGCCTGGTATCCTAACCACTAGAAGATAGGGCCCCTGGAGCGAGTGACCAGAATTGAACTGGCACCATCTGCTTGGAAGGCAGAAGCACTACCATTATGCAACACTCGCTTTTGCTGGTCTGGCAGGTCACGATCCTGCGACTTCCGAATTAACAGTTCGGCACTCTACCAACTGAGTTACAGACCAAAACCAATTAACCTAAAAGACTCACAAGCCTATTAGTTTTAGTTGATCTTCCTACTGCTGATTTAGATACTGATACAAAATAATCATATGTTGCCTGATATGTACCCTTGTAATTTTTAGCCCATGATGCAGAGAATGCTGCAGTTGCTGCAGATGTTCCAACTGATCTACCAATCTGTGTGTTAAATGCTCCAAGAGAGTAAAAATCTACCTCTGGTGCAGCATTTGAGTATGGAGCCATAGCATCGTCTTCTGTTGCTCCACCAACTGCTACAGCCTGTGGAATACATGCTGGAAAATTAATTCTTAAATAATCTCTTTGGTTTCCAGCAGCAAACATAGTTGCAACTCCAACTGCAGACAACTTATCAATATTTCCAATAAGTTGTGAATGAGTTGTTCTAATTGGACAATACTTTGGTCCAGTTCCTACGCTATGATTTCCTTGTGAAGCAGAAACCGAAACAATATTATACTTTTGCGTATTAGCAACTACCCAGTCAAGGGCCTTAGTTACTTCATTAATGCTATATGTATCCATTGTTCCACGCTTAGTTAGTCCTGCAATACGAACAAAGATAATGTTTGCATCTGGATTAACCTGATTAGCAATTAGAGCCATAATTGTTCCGTGCTCAAATCCACCCTTTAGTGCAACTGAAGATGGAAGAGTTGCTGCTCCAAGACCTTCTTGGAATCTTTGACCATTTGGACAAACCATGCTTCCAAGAATACAAACTTCTTGTACAAGTTTTGCCTTTAGTTGTGGAATAGATGAATCAATTGCTGTATCAATAATAACGATTGACTTTGCTGGTTGTGCTTGTACTGGTTGTAGCAATACTAAACTAAATACTGCAATAATACCCACTGCGATTTTTTTCATTTTTCTCCTTGTTAGTTTTCTTTGATTTTAATTACTACTTGGCAAGGGTCTCCACCCTCTTCCCACTCTTGCTGTTCTTCCTCTGTCATATAAGGATCACCCTCATGAGTGTTACAAAACGGTTCAGTTACCCATCCCCGCTCAATTCCATTTTCAAGCCAAATCTCAAACTCTTTATAGTCTAAGTCTTTGTCTTGCATATTATTTAAAATTTCTTCCCATTCTTCAGACATACTAAAAGTATACTCCTAAAGACTTAAGATGTCAACTGGACCCATGCAAGATGGATTAAATTTAATTGCTGCTCCTACGGCTTGGCTAACTCTGTTCCTAGCATTTTTTTGTTTATCTGTTGCATATAAAACACCGTATGCATATTCTGAACCAGACCCAATAGCAAGATATGGTAATGTGTATTTAGATAAAGACATATCTCCTGAACTATGCTCATAGATTTCACCACGAATACCAATTATTAGACTAAGGTCTCCCTCTTTAGAAGTGTCAACCCAGAACTCGTTATAAAATTCACGAAGTTCTTTTACAAACCTTGTCTGCATAAATTTATCTGTATCTTTAATATTGGGTGCAGTTGGCTTAAAATTATGCTTCATTCTTTCGCCATCCATAGATCCTGCGTACCCAATTAAATAAGGTCCTGTCTTCCAAACCTTTGGAGAATTTAGTGAAAGAATAACTCCATCATCTGATGCTCCACGATCTCCAGCCATAAAAACTTTATCTTCATGGCGCAGAGCAACAATGCAAGTCATGACAAACCCCTCCCAGATTAGGTATATTTAAGTATACCAGTTCCCAGAAGGGGTGTCAAGTAATGTATTATTTATTCAATAAAATCATCAATTTCATCAAGATCATCTACAACGCTATTAGTCATAGGCTCAGATACTTGATTAGGCTGTGAGTTATCTGAACCCCCGCCATTTTTTCCAATCAAAATACCAGCAAGTGTGCCAGTAATAAATGTTGCAACAGATGACAATACATTGAAGAACATCTTGTCATTTTCTGATTGCTCTCCAATTGGTTGTGTTACAAAAACAAGGGCATACAAAATTCCCATTGTTGTAAACAACAAGATTGTTCCTAGTGTCATACCAAGAAAAAACTTTAGTCGTGCATCTAGTTCATCTGATGTATATCTTTTTTTA